ACGGTTCGTTATACACCCTGGGATATGTTTCGTTATTTTAATACGTTATAAAAAATATAAACTTAATTCGTCTTCTGAGTAATTCTTATACCCTGGGGGTGTTTTATATAATTATACGTCGTATTATTATATTCGTTTATATACAGTGTTCGTTATAAAGAATAAAACAGTGCTGTTTTATTCTAATAGACAGTGATTTTATGTTGTTTGTTATTGTTATTATAAACCGATGCCCCCTTATATAAAAACAAAGGGTCCTTCAAGGCTACACCGAACCGAAAACGAGAGAGTAATTGTCTTTCAAATAAAAAAATTTTTCCAAAAAATTTTTCCAAAAAAGTTAAAACATAAAATTATGAATTACCCAGAAGGAACTATTAAGACAAACACCCAAGGAAACAAATACATCAGAAAAGATGGAAAATGGGTATATATGAAAAAACCAAAAGAAGAAAGGAAAATATCAAAGGAAAATCCCAAAAGAGTTGTTTATAATTATCCCCCCATAAGATTGTCTGAAAATATGAGAGAAACTCAATATCCTGGGTATTATATCACTGAAGACGGGAGAGCATATCGCAAACCTGGAAAATATGATAGGAATGGAAAATACGGAGAAATTAATGAAAATGGGTTAATATATCTAAAACCTGCGTTCAGGGGACACCCAAAATATCCAGAACATCAATATGAATGCATAAACATCTCAATGTATGATGAAACTGGAAAGTATAAACAAATTAAAAAATCAATTCATCAATTAGTTGCGGAAGCATTTATTCCTAATCCTGAAAGACATAGTGAGATATTACACATAGATGGAAATAATAGGAATAATCATTATACAAATTTAAAATGGGGAACACATAAAGAAAACATGGAGATGGTTGGTTTACCAGAAGGGAGTATTAGAAAAGCAAAAGGAAAGTATAGTGATTATATCAAAAAAGATGGTGAGTGGATTTTAATTCCAAAAAATACTCCTCCATGGAATAAGGGATTGAAAGGAGTATCATGGAATACATTACCTGATGGAACTGTTACAACAAAAAAAGTAAATGGAAAACCTAGAACTTACATAAAACAAAATGGTAAATGGGTTTATCAAAGAAAAAAAAATGATATATAATTAAAAAATTACTGAAAGTACAATGAAATTAGAGTTTGATGATTACGAAAAAGACTTGTTATTAGAAACAATTCAGTATAGACTAGATACTGATAAAGTATTAGTAATTAATGATAATTTAAGAGAGGAGATTGAAGACCTTTTAAGAAAGGTCGAAGAAGATGAATACTTATAATATTTCAGTAAATGGAAATAAAATATTAAGTCAAGTGCCGCAGAATGAATTACAGGAGAATCTGAAACTTATCAGAGGACTTGTATGGACTTCTGGGGGGAATGATGGAAACATTCAGGTGTCTCTAAATAAAAACGAAGACCATTGCAATGATTGATTTGTAGTGGTAGAATTGTATTTCAAGATTATTCGCAAAATTTTTTATGGCAAAAGGATTTACGGTAAAGACAAAACTTCCTTCACAACCTACTGAAGGAGAGTTCAATTTAGAAGCAACAAAAGAATTAATTAGAGGAAAGACGATTGTATTTTGTCTTCCAGGACGAGGAGTATCATATACATTTTTAAAGAACTTTGTTCAATTGTGTTTTGATCTTGTTCAGAATGGTGCTGGAATTCAAATTTCACAAGACTATTCTTCAATGGTAAACTTTGCACGTTGTAAAGTTCTTGGAGCAAATGTTCTCAGAGGTCCAAAGCAAGTGCCTTGGGATGGTAAACTAAATTATGATTATCAACTTTGGATTGATTCTGATATTGTTTTTAACACTGAATCATTTTATCGTTTGCTTGCAATGGATAAAGACATTGCAGCAGGTTGGTATTGCACAGAAGATGGTATGACCACCTCTGTTGCTCACTGGTTGCAAGAGGATGATTTCCGCAACAATGGTGGTGTAATGAATCACGAAACACTAGAAACCATTCAGAAACGTCGCAAACCATTCACAGTTGATTACACAGGTTTCGGATGGGTTCTCATTAAGAAAGGAGTCTTCGAAAGTCTCGAATATCCTTGGTTTGCTCCGAAGATGCAAGTGTTTGAATCTGGTGAGGTTCAGGATATGTGCGGAGAAGACGTTTCATTCTGTCTTGATGCAAAAGAAGCAGGATTTGAGATTTGGTGCGATCCTCAGATTCGAGTTGGTCACGAGAAGACTCGGATTATCTGAGAATCTTTCATTGACCTTTAAGGACGTTTGAAGTAGAATGCATCTATGAGATTTGAGAAATCTTATGGGTGCATTTTTATAAGTCAAAGAGTCCTTATGAAAACCCGTTAAAAAAACCTTCATAAAACCGTAACTAAGACATTTTAAAATTATGGCAAAAGTAACAAAAGGAGCATCTGGTAAAATTCTTTCTTATATTCCTGGACCACCTAAGAAAACTCGTCAAGGAGATGGTGATGGTACTAAATATGCTGCGAGTAGTCGTAATAAAGCAAGAAAACCTTATAGAGGTCAAGGAAAAGGATGAGTCAATTAATTGTAAATTTGCCTCCACAAAAAGTATGGGTTCGTAAAGAATATCTTCGTGATTTTGAAGACGGATATGGTGAATTTATAGAGGGCGTTTGGGTAACGGCAAAGTCTTTACCCGGACGTTCTTTTTATTTTGAAACCTATTTGCCAGAATATGGTGCTCTTTATGATAAATTACCAATTAGTGCATTTTGTTCTTCACCAAATACTCCAGATCAAGATTTAAATCTTCAAAATTTACAATTTTGGGATTGTATGAGTTATGGAGTTGTCTGTGTTCAGAAAAAACACATTGCAGAACTTGATTTTGAAGTTTATACAAGAGATTTTGGCCAATTAAAGGGACAATACTTGTTTAGTTTGGACAATTATCACCCGTATAATGATAAAATTGATTGCGGAACAAGTGAATTACCAGAGGAACATAAGTCACATAACTGTATTTTACTTGAAAATGGTCAATTTGCCTTGTATCCAAACAATAGAATGCGATTGTATAGTCCATCCAGAACACCAGAGACACCAAAAAATCCTAATTTTAAAATTTCAACAAAGTTTTATAGAACAGAAATTGGTTTAAAATGGGGTAGATTGGGTGATACTGATGAATATTTTTGGAAAACACCCGAAGAAAACCAAAATAAATAGATTTTTCGTAAAAACCGAATTGGAACAGATCTCAATGGGAAAACACCTTCTACTTGAGGTGTATGATGTAGAGTTTAATCTCCTGAATGATGCAATTTCCATTCAGGAGACAATGGAACGTGGCATCAAACGTGCAAAAATGACAATTTTGAATACTTTTACTCACTGCTTTCTTCCTCAAGGTTGTACAATTGTAATTGCATTAGCAGAAAGTCACGTTTCTTGTCATACTTGGCCAGAAAATGGATGCATTGCCATTGATGTTTATACTTGCGGAGAAAAAAATCCCAAGATAATTGCGATTGAACTTCTAAAATACTTAAACTCTGATAATTATAGTCTTAGAGAAGTATATCGTTAAATAGTAATAGAGATAGCAACCTCTTTAAAAGTTCCAGTTTTACAAAACCGGAGTTGCACAAATGTCTTTTTATCAAGTTGATAGAAATAAAGATTATATGAAAGAAATGTGGGGAACAACTAGATTGATTACTGATTATCATCAAGAAAATTCAAAAAAAGTAATTCAAGAAATTATGTTTGATCAAGCACCTAAACATAATTTAAAAAAGCAAACAGAATTACATGAAGTAATTAGAAATGATTCTGATTATGATGATTGGGAATATGGAACTGAACCAAGTTATGGCAAAATGATATAAAAAACTATTATAGATAGTATAAATAAACTTTCATTTTTTGATGGCAAATATTACATCAAGGGCATTTTCAGACATTAGTTTATCTTTTTCTAAAAATCCTATTACAAATGATTTGATTGCACTCAAAAATGAAGATGCTATTAAAAAATCAGTAATCAATTTAGTAAAAACTCAAATTGGTGAAAGATTTTATAACAATTTATTAGGAAGCAGTATTACCACCTCATTGTTTGAATTAAATTCTAGAGGTGATCTTATATTTTTAGAAGAACAAATCAAAAACTTATTAAATAATTATGAACCAAGAATTGTAGTTCAGAATGTTTTTCTTGACATTCCTGATGATAGTAATGAATTATATTTACAAATTCAATATGTAATAGTTGGTTTACCAGTACCAACACAAACAATAGATGTCATTTTACAATCAACTAGGGCATAATGTCTTCTTTTAATCAATTCACCAACTTAGATTTTTATAATCTAAGAACTCAAATAAAAGATTATTTGAGGACAAATAGTAATTTTAGTGACTTCGATTTTGAGGGGTCAAACTTTAGTGTTCTAATTGATATTCTTGCTTATAATTCTTATATAACCTCATTCAATACCAATATGGCAGTGAATGAGGTTTTTCTTGATAGTGCAACACTTCGTGAAAATGTCGTATCATTAGCAAAAAATATTGGATATCTACCTCGTTCAAAAAGGGCAGCAAGAGCAAAAGTTTCCTTTAGTGTATATTCTCCTAATGGGCCTAAAACAATTACCCTAAAGGCAGGAATCGTTGCCTTAGGTGCAGTTGAGGGAGGTAATTATATTTTCTCAGTTCCCGAAGATATTATAGTGAATGTCGATAATAATGGGTATGCATATTTTGATCAAATTGAAATTTATGAGGGTTCTTTATTATTAAAAACTTTTACTTTCAATTCAAACGATTTAAATCAAAAATTTATTATTCCAAATGAAGGTGTAGATACTTCAACTATTAGAGTTGATGTTGAATCTTCTATTAGAGAAAAATATACTCAATATTCTTCGATATTTGATTTAACAAAAGATTCAAAAATTTTCTTATTACAAGAAACTACTGATGAAAGATATGAAATATTATTTGGAGATAATGTTTTAGGAAAAAAACCAATTAATGGAAGTGGAATTTCCATTAGTTATATTGTTACTAATGGAAAAAATGCAAATGGTTCTAGAAATTTTACATTTTCTGGTATTTTAGAGGATAATAATGGTTTTAAGATTACAAGTGGAATATCATTATTAACTACTGTTCAATCTGCAGAAAATGGAGATGATATTGAATCAATAGATTCCATTAAGGTTCTTTCACCAAAGGTATATTCATCCCAGTATAGAGCAGTTACAGCAGCAGATTATCAAGGATTGGTTCCTTATCTTTTTACAAATATTGAATCAGTAACTGCTTATGGTGGAGAGGAAATAGATCCACCAGAATATGGAAAAGTATTTTTGATTATTAAACCAAGAAATAGTTCGTTTTTATCACAATCAGCAAAAGAAGATATTAAAAATAAATTAAAAAATTATACTATTGCTGGGACTACAGTTGAAATATTAAATCTAAAATACTTGTATGTAGAATTAGACGTAACTTGTTACTATAATAAAGAGTCTGCTCCAAGTCAACAAGAATTAATTTCAAAAGTTACAAGTACAATTACGGAGTATTCCAAATCTAAAGATTTAAACACATTTGGAGGAAGATTTAAGTATAGTAAATTAGGATCAATTATTGACAATACTCAGCAATCAATCACATCTAATATCACAAAAGTAACAATTCGAAGAAATTTAAATCCATCATTTGGATTACTTGCAAATTATGAATTATGTTTTGGGAATCAATTTCATATAGGAAAAACAAACTATAATATAAAATCATCAGGATTTACAATTTTAAATAATTCGGATACTTTATATTTGTCAGATGTGCCTAATTCAGATAACAAAACCGGAAGAATATTTTTCTTTAAACTTGAAAATAATTCTCCAGTTATTGTTGTTCAAAATGCAGGTAAAGTTGACTATGAAAAAGGTGAAATTCTCCTCAGTCCTGTTGTTTTTACTTCCTCTATACAATCTGACGGGATACACATTCAGGCATACCCAGAGTCAAATGATGTCATTGCTTACAAAGATATATACTTAGAGCTTAGTATTCCATATACAAAAGTAAGTGTAGTTGAAGATACTTTAACTTCTGGTGAAAATACTTCAGGTACTTTATATAAGACAACATCAAGTTATTCAAACGGAAACTTCATAAGATAAGATGGCAGAAATTAAAAGAGTAAAAATTCAAAATATTATCGAAACTCAAATTCCAGAGTTTTTGAATTATGATAATCCACTTTTCAAAGAATTTTTAAGTCAATATTATCTTTCATTAGAATACCCAACTGGAATAATTGATATTGCAGAAAATATTGATAGTTATAAAACAATTGAAAAAGTATTTGATCAAGAAGATTTTTATAATAAAAATAATCCTTGTATTTTATCTTCTGAATTAGATAGCATTTCTTCAGTCATAAATGTAAATCATACTGTAGGATTTTCAGATAAGTATGGTCTATTAAAAATTGATAATGAAATTATCACTTATACTGGAATTACAACAAACTCTTTTACTGGTTGCATAAGAGGTTTTAGTGGACTTTCTGAAAATGATAATAAAGAATTAGTATTTTCATCAACAGAATCAACAACTCACCAAAAAGATTCTACTGTAATTAATATTAATTTACAATTTTCATCTAAGTTATTTGAAAAATTTAAATATCATTTTCTTCCAGGATTTGAGGGTAGAGATTTTGTTCAAGATTTGGACATTGATTCTATTTTAGTTGCTGCAAGAGAGTTTTATAAAGCAAAAGGAACTGATTTATCATTTTCTATTCTTTTTAATATTCTTTTCGGAAAAGAAGCTTCAGTTATAAATCCATCTGATTACATTGCAGTTCCCTCATCAAATTCATATTTAAATACAAAAAATATTCTTGTTGAAAAAATTTCAACTGGTAATGTATTAGATTTAAGAGGGAAAACAATATATCAAAATATTGATGGAAAATTATCAAGTGCATCAATTTACAATATAGAATACAGACTCATTGATGGAAAAGAATTTTATGAATTTCATTTGGATCCAGAAACAATAATAGGTGAATTTAAAACAACCAAAAAAACTATAATAACAGAAAAAGTTTTCTCTGGAATTGGTTCAACTTCAATTGATGTTGATTCTACTATTGGTTTTGAAAACGAATCAACAATTGTAGTTAAATCAAATTTAATTGAAACTCCATTATATTTAAATTATAAAAGTAAAACATTAAATCAGTTTTTACAAGTTGATTCTCCATTATATGATTTAAATCCAGGAGATTTAGTTATAGAAGATAATTTTGCATATGTAACCAGTGAAGAATCAGTTATACAATTTAGAATATGCAATACTATCTCTGATGTTGATGTCAATAATACAATTGGACTTAGAGAAGGTGACAAAATTAAGGTTCTTAGTCTTGGAGATTCTATAGATAATAGACCAGAATTTTTAAACTGGAATTATAATGTTTCTGGAATTGGATTTTCGGTAGGAAAAGCACAAAGTTTTAATATTTTAGATTTAAATAATATAAATTATGGAGTGAGTAATACCTATATCGATCAATCTGAGGAAAATTTATATGTTTCTTCTTCTGGATTTCCAGAATATAAATTTACTGGTAATAATAGATTAAATATTTTTACTAGAACATCCCCCGAAACTATAACAACCAATCAACCTCACAATTTTGAATCAGGTGAAATGGTTTATGTTGGAGTTTCTACTATTTCTGGTATAAAAAATGGATATTATTTTGTATCAAAAGTAGATAATAATAGTATAAAGTTATCATTTAGTAATTTTGATAATTTTAATGATAACTTTATACAATTTAATGATGGATCATATACTATATCTGTAGTTAAATCTGGTTATGAAGATAAAAATTCTTCTAATTATGTAAAAAAAGTAAAAGAACAAAATTTATTTAAAAAAATACCACTCAAAAGATATTCAGAATCTATATCAAAAATTGATTCGGATACATTATCAGGTCCCATAGGTATTTTAAACAATGGAGTTCAACTTTATTCTCCAAAAGTTTTAAATCAATCAATTTATTATGGAAGGATTGAGAATATATCCATTGTAAGTAATGGCAATAATTATGACGTAATAAATCCACCAAAAATTAAAATTTCTTCTACATCTGGAAATGGAGCTGTATCCCACGTTAATGTTAGTGGTTCAATAGATGAAATAAAAGTAGTATCTCCTGGTATTGGATTTTTAGAAAAACCTAAAATCACTGTAACTGGTGGTAACGGCTCTAATGCAATTTTAGATTCAAATTTTGTAAAAGAAAGAGTAATTTCTGAATTTAATGCATTTTCTGGAGTAGATACTAATTTAGATTCCATTACTTTTTTAAATAATCACAATTTTATTACAGGTGATGAATTAATCTATAATAACAATTCAAATGTAAGTGTAAGTCCACTACAAAATAATTCAAAATATTTTGCAGGAGTTGTCTCTCCGACAACTATAAAATTATATAGTAACCAACTAGATTCTTATTCTGGAATTAACACCGTATCAATTAGTGGAATAGGAACAGGATATCATAATTTTAAGACAGTAGAATTTAAAAATACAATTAATAAGATCTATGTAATTAATGGTGGAGATAATTATTCAAATAAGTTTATTAATATTTTAACTCCAGAAAATGATACTTATTATGATAAGTTTGGATTTACTGGAATTAATACGTCTGATAGTGTATTAATTTGCAAAAATCATACATTTAAAGATGGTGATTTGATTTACTATTCTTTTAGTGGAACTTCAATTGGAGGAATATCAACAACAAATCAATATTATGTAAAAAATATTGATTCCAATTCATTTAAACTTTCGGATGCTGGTTCTATAACTTCTACTCCAGATAAAAGCAATTTTAATTCACAAAAATATATAACTTTGACTAGTGTTGGAGTTGGAACTCATAAATTTTCATACCCACCAATAAAAATTTCTTTTGAATCAAACATTGGATTTACTTCAACTTCAATTTCATATCCAGAACTTTTACCAATTGTTTTGGGGTCAATTGAGAGTATTCAATTGGAAAATCCAGGGGTTGGATATGGGTCACCTGATATAATTAACTTTAATAATCCACCAGTTGTTGAAATTGAAAAAGAATCATCCCAAGCAGTATTACGACCAATAGTAAATAATGGATCTATCACTGAAGTCCAAATTTTAAATTCTGGTTCTGGATATTTAAATGACACTTACATTGAAATTATTGGTTCGGGAAAATATGCAGAAGTTATACCAAATATTATAAATGGAAAAATTGATTCTGTTAAAATCATAAATCGTGGAATTGGATATGATAATAAAATTACTTTCATTATAAAAAGAAGAGGTTCTGATGCAAAATTCTTTTCCAATTTAACTGAATGGAGAATAAACCAAGTTAATAAATTGAATTCTGTTATTAATACTGACGATAATAAAGGATTATTACTTCCCAGTCAAAATGAAGATTTTGGTTTGGAGTATGCAGCATTTTTCCCTAAAGTAAGTGTCCAAGAAACCCCAATATCACATTCCCCAATTCTTGGTTGGGCATATGACGGAAATCCAATTTATGGACCTTATGGATACGAAAATTTAGATGGTTCTGGAAATATTATAAAATTGAAATCAGGATATAAAATAAAAGATATACTCTCAAATTCTCTCCGACCAGATAAATCAAATGGATTTTTTATTGATGACTATGAATATTCAATAGATTCCGATTCCGATTTAGATGAGTACAATGGAAGATTTTGTGTAACACCAGAATATCCAAATGGAATTTATGCTTATTTTTGCAATTTAGATGAAAATGATAATAATTCTTTCCCATATGTTATTGGAAATTATTTTAAGAACAATAGAATAAAAGAAAATTATTTGAAATCATTTAATCAAAAAGATTTAGATATATCTAGTCTTAATTTAATAAGAAATACAAATCCATACTTTAAAAAAGATTCATCTTACAGTTATTTGCAAGATATCGATTCAAAATATAATCAAGAATATATTATCAAAAAAATCCTTCCATCATCAATTGATTCTGTTTTAATTTATGAACCTGGTGAAAATTATCAAGTAAATGATAGAATCATTACAAATAATACTGGAACAGAAGGAAAAGGATTTGATTCTTTTGTTTCTAGGATTTCTGGTAAACCTCTAGAATCATTTTCTGTTGGAATTAATACTATAAATTCTATATCTTTTTATAATATAGGACAAACATTTGTTGGAATTAGCACGATTCCACACGGATTACTTTCTTCAGAAATAATTGAAATTGAAGATTTATCTTCTACTGAATTTAATTTTATTAAAGGTAAAAAATTAATTTCTGTATCTCAAAGAGAAACAAATGTGGTTGAAGATATTCAACCACAGTCAACAACTGGTGAAATAACAAATATAAAAGTAAATGATATTTCTGGATTTGATATTGATGATTATATAAAAATTAATAATGAAACTGTTCAAATTATTGGCATAAATCAAACCCTTAATGAATTAATTATTAGAAGAAATCAATCGTTTTTGGGAATACATACATCACCAACTGTAGCATCTCTTCTACCGAAAAAATTTACTTTTATTGAAGAATCAATTCCAAATATAACAAGTATTTTCAATAATCAAAAAGTATATTTTAATGCAACAAATTCTATCGGAATTGGAACAACAGGAACATATAATTATAAAAATGTTGGAATCAAAACAGTTTATGGTGGACTTGTTTCTTCAAATCAATCTGTTGTTGCCATTAACACTTCATTATTGTCTGTTGGTGATTATATCTCTGGAACTCATATTAGTGCAGGAACAGCAGTAACTAGCATAGGCATTGGGTCCATCGGAATAAATCCTGCACACACTTATAGTGGAGTTGGAATTGCTACAGTATTAATTGATGTTCAAAGAAGTGTTTATGATTATTTTATTCCAGAAAAATCAATTTATTTGCCAAAACACAATTTCTATACAGGACAAGAACTATTATACAAAAAAGGTTCCACTGGAATTGGAATAAGTGTTTCCAATAATCCAAATGATGTTGCATTTGAATTGAATAATCAAATAGTTTATGCAGTAAATTATGGAGAAAACTTTTTAGGAATTTCTACTATTGGATTTACTAGTACATCAGGCATAGGAACAAATTACAATTCATTGTATTTTAAAACACCTCCCAATAATATTGGCAAAGATCATTCATTAACTACAAATTATCCAATAATAACTGCTAACGCAAATAGTTATACTTCAACAATTCAAACAAAAGAAAATCATGGACTTTTAACAAATGATTTAATAAGATTTGAATATACTCCATCATTTATTGAAGAAATAATCCTTAGATATGATTCATACAACAAAAAGATAACTTCTGGTCTTTTTAATTTTTCACCATTAACAGTAAATACAAGTAATAATAAAATTACTATTGGAAACAACTCATTTAATACTGGAGATAAAATTGTTTATTATACAAATGGTGGAAATGTAATTGGTGGTTTATCTGATAAAAAAACTTATTTTATAATAAAAGAGAGTAAAGATTCTATTAGACTATCTAATTATAAATCAGATGCATTAGTTGGTATTGGGATATCAGTAACTTCTACTGGAACTGGAACTCATTCATTTGCTAAGATAAATCCTCAAATAAAAGTTACTAAAGGAAATATTATTAAATTTACTTTAGAAAATATTTCTAATATGAAATTAGTTTTATATAAAGATTCAGAATTTTTATATAAAATTAATGAAATTAATTATATTCTTCCTAATGGATCTTATCAATTACAAACAAACAATAAAGATATACCAAAAGAATTTTATTATAATTTGATTCCATTAAATGGATCTGAAATAAGTCAAGATAAGGAAGTATATAATGCAAATAAAATTGTATCACAAGTAAATGTTTATACTATAAAAGATTATTCTGTAATAAAAATTACTGATAAATCTTTTAAAATTAATTTACCACAAACACCAGAAATATTATCAATTTCAAATTTAAACGAGATAATATATTCTACAAATTCAAAGTCTGCTTATGGACCTATTTTTGACCTGACTGTTACATTTGGTGGAAAAGGTTATAAAAAATTACCAAAAATAACAAGAGTAGAAAGCATTCTTGGAAGTAATTCTATATTAAAACCATCATCAAATAATATTGGAAAAATTGAATTATTAGAACTTACAAAAAATAGTTTTGATTATCCAACAGATAATACATTACTTCCAAAATTAAGTGTTCCTGCAATTTGCGAAATATCAAAGATTTCTAGAATTGGATCTATTGATATTATTAATTTTGGAAGAAATTATAATGCAAAACCAACTCTTAAAGTTGTTGGTAGAGATGATATTATGTTATCTGCTAATATTCAAGGTGGTTCTGTTGTTTCTGTTGATGTGATACAAAATGCAAATGATTTATTTGTTCCATTAGATATTATTTCTACTAGAAATTCTAATGGTTATGATATTGATGAAATTGTTGTTGGTAGTGGAGGCACTAGCGTAACTTTAGAACTTATTAATTCCGATATTCAAAGATATCCGTTAATAAATTCTGGGTATGGTTCAACAATAACCAATTTTCCATTTAGTGTAGGTGATGAAATCTTTATAGAGAGATGTAATATAGAAGAGACAAATAAATCCAACTTTAATTCTGTTGATTATAATTATAAGTTTTTTACAGTAATTGGTATTAATACAGGAAATTCTACTGTTACCTATTCTACTGATAACGTTTCCAATAATTTCGGAACATATCAAAATGATTTTGGGTATGGATACGTTGTCAACAAAAAAGATATGGCATCATTTAAAATGAACTTATCTGATGATTTGTCATATCTGTCAGGTGAAAAAGTATTATCTACTAATTTTAAAGCCACTGTAATGGAAAATGGATGGGATAATGAATTAAATGAACTGCGATTAATTGATTGTGTTGGATCTTTAAAAGTCGGTGATAAACTTTATGGTGAGAAATCAAAATTAAACGGAGAAATTAAAAATATAAATCAATTTTCACTAAGATCTTCTCTCGGTGTTTTGAGAAATAAAATTACTTACAAACAAATTAATAATAGTTTAACTAATGATTATTTGATTAGAATAGAAGATAATGATTATTATCAAAAATTTGCATACTCAATTAAGAGTGAAGTTCCATATGATGATTGGAAAGAACCAGTCAGATCATTAAATCATCCATCAGGATTTAAAGAATTTTCAGATTACAATCTTGTAAGTAAACCAACTAATGGAAAATCAAAAACATTAAAAATTTCACCTATTGATTTAAAGGTTGATTTATCAGTTAATATTGATAATTATGAATCGTTATATTCAAAATCTAATGTTTGTTTGGTTACAGAGGATAATATATTTGAAGATGGTTCAATAGAAAATGTTTTAATTGGTTCTGAATCTGCAAATGTATCAGGTATTGGAATAACACAAGCAAAAGGTTTATTCTTATCTCCATATATTTTAAACAAAACGAATAAGGTACTTTCTATAGATGACATTAGTGATCAATTTACAGGAATAGTTACAACTTCTGGTGGAAAAATAGTAGGTATTAGTTCATTTAAATTAAAAAATAATGATACTCCAATTTTTTATAAAGAATTTGCTGCAAATAATTCCAATATTGTTAAGTTAGATTCAAATTCATTTTTCCTACAAAATCACAATTTCCAAACTGGTCAAAAATTAAAATATACTTCACCAGTAGGAAATGAAATTGGAATTAAAACAACTAACTTAGTAGAAAGTTCAATCATTAACATTAATCAGAATGGTAATGTTTCTGTTTCTTCAACTGATTCTAGCATCATTATGCAAATTGGATCAGGTATAGGTAGTGCTGTTTATGAAAATGGTTATAATATAGGAATTACAACTACAATTATTGGCATTTCATCTAATGCACCTTCCGGTGTAACTTATTCCATCTTTGGGTCTGTTGATCCGTTTATTCCATCAACTGCTATAACTGGGATTGGAACTGGTGCAAGATTTACAGTTTTAATTACATACAATGGTTCTGGGTCCCCACTATCAACATCAATCGTATTAAGAGATGGTGGAAGTGGATATGCAGTCGGAGATACTGTTTCTATTGCTGGTACATACTTCTATGGAGCAACTCCAACAAATGACTTGAGTTTTGTTGTTTCTAAAGTTTCTAGCACAAAAGTTATTTCAGCAGCAAATGCAACATTTTCAAATGTTTCTTCTACTTCTATTACTGGTATTGGTTCAAGTGCAATTTTCAATGTTAAAAGAGGTGCCGATGGTTCTATTACAAGCACGGAAATTGTTGATGGTGGAGTTGGATATGCACTTACGGATAAAATAAAAATAGTCGGTAATTTAATAGGTGGAGCAACACCACAAGATGATTATGTATTTTCACCAACAATACTTGGAACTAACAAATTACCAAAAACAGTATATGTCAGTAAATTAAATGATGCACAATTTAAAGTAAGTGGAATTTCATCTTTAATCGCAGATTCTGAATTGGATATTGTAAATTTAGGAATTGGAACACACTCTTTTGAATATGTTGGATCAAATGAAAGTTCTTTAATATTAATTGATAATATTATTCAGAGTCCGATTTACAGAAGAAATATTTACACAACTCTAGCAAATAGTGTTTCTATTGGATCAACAGTAATATATGTTTCATCTGGAATTAATTCAATTACAAAAATTGATAAATTAAAAATTAATGATGAAATTTTAAATATTATTAGTGTTGGTATAGGATCTACCAATTCAATTGAAGTGGAAAGAGCATTTTTTGGTTCAGAAGAAAAAAATCACAATATAGGAGATACAGTTAGTGTCATTAGAGGTGACTATAATATTCAAAAAGATGTAATTTATTTCTCAACTCCTCCCTACGGTCCAACAGGTCCAGAAGGATTTAAAATAAATTCTACTTTCCAAGGAAGGGTATTTTCTAGATCATTTGATGATTTAACTCAACCAAATGATAAAAATATTATCTTAGATGACATTTCGGTTGATTTTACTGGAATTGCTGCAACTAACTTTATTTTAAAGTCAAATAATTCTACCGTTGTTGGAATTTTTACCAATACTAACGGAAGTGGAACCGATATAAACAATAATCCATTTATTTTAATTAACAATATTTCTCAAGTATCCAGAGATGATTTTATCATTGATACTCCTAACCAAAATACCATTAAGTTCATAGGTGGAGCACCAAGTGCTGGAAAAATTATTAAACTTGGATTATCCTCAAGTTTTGGATATCAACCATTAATAGGTGCTGCTGCAACAGTTAGTGTTTCTGCTGCTGGAACTATTAGTAATGTATATTTGAATGGTTATGGTTCTGGTTATAGAACAGCACCAATAGTCAGTATTTCTTCCACAGTTGGATCTGGTGCTATTATAACCTCATCAATTGGTGCTGGTGGAACAATTACAGGATTATCTATAACTAATGCTGGATCTGGGTATACAACTGCTGGAATTACAGAAGTAATGATACCAATTCCATCAAATTATAGTGATATACCTCTATCTTATGCGAGTGGCAATACTGGTTTGGGGACAAACGCAAAAGTATCTGTTCAGGTAGGAAGTGGATCTAGTATTATACAATTTAATATTGAAGAACCAGGAATTGGATACAAAGTTGGAGATGTTTTAGTAGCACCCGGAATAACAACAAATCCAAATTCACCAAGTTTTACTGAATTAAAATTTACAGTAGAAGAGGTGTTTACTGATAAATTCAGTGGTTTTTATCCAGGACAATTTATTCAATTTGAAGATATATCAAAGTTCTTTAATGGTAAAAAAAGAAAATTTACTTTATATTACAAAGTAAATAACGTTCCTGAAATTATAACATTAAAATCCCAAGATGGGACAGATTTTGATTTAAATAAAAATATGTTTGTTTTTGTAAATGATATTTTACAAGAACCAATAAAGTCATATGTATTTACTGGAAACAGAATAATTTTCAAAGAAGCACCAAAACAAAACTCAAAATGTAATATTCTTTTTTACAGGGGTTCTTCTCTTGATGTTTCAGAAGTTGATCCACCAAAAACTATAAAGTCCGGTGATGAAATACAAATTTTAGAAAATGCTTTTGTTTCTGATGATATTAGTCAGTTTGAAAGAGTAGTGAAAAAAATAAATTCTACCGATGATTTTGATACTTTTACTTATGATAGTTTGGGTATAAATCCAGATCCAACTGCAGCAAGACCTTTAAAGTGGACAAAACAAACAAAAGACAGAATTATTAATGGTGTTTTATATTCTAAAGAAAGACCAAGTTTGAAGTCAAACATTTACCCATCAACAAATGTTATAAAACCTGTCTCTAAGACTGATAGTGAAATATATGTAGAAAATGCTTTCCCTCTTTTTTCTGGGGTAGACTTATTGACTGAGGATTCTAGAGATGTTTCAATTGTTGAAAATAGATCAATATCACCAGGAATACTTACAGCAGTGGTTTCAGCATCATCTACTATAAGTTCAATTTCAATTATTGATTCTGGAAATGGTTATTTGACTAATATTTCCCCAAATGTCTTAGTATCCTCCTCCGCATTACAAATAAGAGATCCATTTAAAAATTTTAATACATCAGTTGGAGTATCTTCAATTGTTAATTTTAAATCTATAATTATTAACAATAATAATCATTATATTGCAGTTGGTTCTACAAATTTTGTTGGGTTATCTACAAATGGAACTCAATGGTCTAGTTATGAAATAATTTCTGGACAAAATATTACATATAATTCAATTGCATTTACAGAAAATAATAGATATGTTTCTGTTGGTTCCAGTGGAAAAATATATTCTTCTGTTGGTATAGGCACTACATTCAATTCTTGGGAAGAAGTTAAGAAGTTTAAACTTTCTGGTTCAATTGGAGTTGGAAATGAAACTTATAATGAATTTAATGAGTATTCGGAAGAGTTTAAATCCGTATCATATTCAGAAAATCTTGATTTATGGGTTGTTGTTGGATCATCTAAAACTACTTTTTATGGGGTTGGAGCAGGCACAACAACATTCTTTGAAAGAACTTTTAGTTCACAGAATTTAAATAGTGTTGCAAATAACAATACAGTATTTTCTGTAGTCGGAGTGAATGGATATATTGGAGTTTCTACCGATGCATATGATTGGAGTCAAGTGAATCAAGGATTAACAAACAATTCTTTAAATTTTGTAGTTTGGGATTCTGATAGATTTATTGCCTGTGGAAATAATTCCACTATTATTACTTCACAGAATGGAAATTCTTGGTCACTTATTAATGAAGTTTCCCCATCTTCCATTGATTTTGTAAAGATTAAACCACACAGTGAAGGTTTATATGTTGCCTTGGATATTAATAATGACTTATATTATTCATTCAATTTAAAAGAATGGCATTTGAAAAAAACTGGAAACTTTAATGATATTATTTTCAATAATAGTATTGGTGATTATGGAAGAACAGTGATTGTTGGTTCTGCTGGAACTTCTTTATATTCTGATCCAGTTTATAACAGAGCATCTGGTATAGGTAGTGTAACTTCTGGAATTATTACTTCAATTCAAATTACAAATGAAGGATTTGGATATTTTGAAAGTAATTTACCTTCGATTATTGTTGAATCGGATACATCAAAAACAGAAACTATTTACTCTGTAAAAGTTAAAGGTGATTATGGAACAATAATTGGAATTAATACTTTCCCACAAGGAACTCCAGGAATTGGAACAACTTCTCCAAAAGTTGAATTTGTCTTAAAATCTAATTATTATGATAATTTAAATTTGGGAATTGGTTATTCATCAATTAATACTTTTGCAGATGAAAATAATAATCCAATTACATATAGTCAGTTATCTTCTGGTGATTACTTTGTTATATCAAATAGTTCTGCAAAGGTAAAAACTGGTTATAATTTAGTTGGAATAACTACTTTAAATGGATTTGATGAAATAGTTGGTATAGCAACATCATTTATTGATGGTGTTTATCGTGTAGAATTAGTTTCACCACCATCTAGTGGAATTGTCACTGTAACTTGTCATTTCCAACCAGTTCAACTCTCTCCTGGTGCTGGTGAGGCTCCAATTGAAGTTGGGCTAGTGACTTCTAAGTATTATGGAAATTACTCCTGGAGTAAAATCTATGATTATCAGAATAGACAAAGATTATCTCCATTTTCTTTTGCAGTTAATACCTTAAATGGAATAACTGGAATTGAGAGTGGCCCTCAACTTTATAGAACTAAATCATTAAAATAGTAATAAATATAAAAAAAGTCTCAAATTAAAATGTCTGCTATTATATCTGATCAGTTTAGGATATTAAATGCTGAAAATTTTGTAAAAAGTTTTGTTTCTGTTGGCAATTCCAATAGTTATTATACTTTTATTGGTCAACCAAATTCTAACAACCCACAAGCAAATGGTCTTTCCACTTGGGGATCTGGAGTTCCCCCTCTCGATGGGTTTAAAGAGGAAAATGAAATAAAAGAAACAATTATTGCCCTAAAAAAAATTACTTCCAGTGATGTTAGACGAGTAATTAGAAAAGTTAATTGGACAGCAGGAACAATTTATGAAATGTATAGAAATGACTATTCAATTTATAATTTGAGTCCTATTACAAATTCTTCTAGTTTATATGATTGTAACTATTATGTAGTGAATCAAAATCTTCAGGTTTATTTGTGTTTAAATAATGGTTATTCTCCTGATAATTTAAAAGGAAAAGCATCTTTAGATGAACCATCATTTGTTGATTTAGATCCAAGACCAGCAGGTGATAGTGGAGATGGATATATTTGGAAATATTTGTTTACAATAAAACCATCAGAAATTATTAAATTTGATACAGTTGAATATATTCCAGTGCCAGAAAACTGGGGAGAAGTTGGAGAATCTATTTCAATTAAAAATAATGCAATTGATGGAAAAATAGAAACAGTTTTGATTAATAGTTATGGAAATAATTATTCTTCAACATTATCAAAAAGAACTTTTACGAATATTCCGATTTTAGGTGATGGATTTGGAGGAAAAGTAACTATTACTTTAGACTCTTCCGGAAAAGTTTCTGATGTTTTTGTTTCTGATGGTGGTTATGGTTATACAATGGGTTATGTTGATTTTAAACCAGGTTCAACTGGTGTAGCATCAGATTTACAAAATAATGGAACAATTGCTTCTTTTTCTGTTATAATTCCACCGAAAGGAGGTCACGGATATGATATTTATAGAGAACTTGGTTCATACAGGGTATTAATATATTCCAGATATATTACAGACCCATCAAATCCGGATACAATTTTAGGTAATGATTTTGCTAGGGTTGGTATTATTAAAAACCCAACAGTATCTGGAAGTAATGTAGAAATATTAACAACATCTGAAGTAAGTGCATTAAATTCATTAAAGTTAACGGGTGCTGCTGTTTCAACAACAACTTATGCAGTTGACTCCGTAATTAAGCAAACAGTAGGAACAGGAATAACAGCAATTGGATTTGTTGCTTCTTGGGATAATATTACTGGTGTATTAAAGTATTATCAACCAGTTGGATTAGCAACTGCTGGTGTAAATTATACTATTAACTCATTTTCCACCTCAATCTCAACTGGTGGGTCACTGCAAATATCTGGAGCAGCAATAGGATCAAATTTGAATATTGATAACTCTTTTAATGGATCTAGTGTAGTGATAAATAGTAGGACATATCAACTTGGTAGTAACTTTATTTCTGGAATTTCTTCTTCAGAATATAACAAAAAGTCCGGAGAGATTATTTATATAGATAATAGACAGCCAATACCAAGATCGGCAAATCAAAAAGAAGATATCAAAATCGTTTTGGAGTTTTAATCTAAAATGCCACAAAATATTAACTTAAATGTAACCCCTTATAATGATGATTTTGATGCCACTAAAGGTTATCAAAGAGTTTTATTTAAGCCGGGAACTCCAATACAGTCAAGAGAGTTAACAACTTTACAAACTATACTTCAAGACCAAATTGAAAAATTTGGAAAACATTTCTTCAAAGAAGGATCAGTAGTAATTCCTGGACAATCATATTACGATCCAGAATACTATTGTGTTCAGGTGGATGAAAACCATTTGGGAATTCCCGTATCTGAATATATTAGCAATTTAATAGGAAAGACCATTAAAGGGGAAACAAGTGGTGTTACGGCAAAGGTAGAAAATTATATAAAAAATACAGAATCTGATAACAATAATAATACACTTTATATAAAGTATCAAAGTTCTAGTGATATAGATTTTCAAACTAACACATTTATTGATGGTGAAAATTTAATAGTTACAGAATCAGTTGACTACTCTCTTGGTACTATTTCTGCAAATAGTTCTTTTGCGACAACAATTATTTCAGACTCAGTAAAGATAGGAAGTGCAGCAAAAATAGAAGAAGGTGTTTATTTTATACGAGGATTTTTCCTAACCGTAAATAAACAAACTGTAATTTTAGACCAATATTCAAATACACCATCATATAGAGTTGGATTTTATGTTAATGAAGAACTGGCAGTAGCATCTAGAAAATATTCAGATCTATTTGATAATGCACAAGGTTTTTCAAATTATTCTGCTCCAGGAGCAGATAGACTGAGAATAGAAGTATCATTAATAAAAAAACAAATTAATGATTTTAATGATGAAAATTTTATAGAGATTCTCCGTATTGAAAATGGAATTTTACAAAAATTTGTAGATGAAACTAATTATAGTTTAATTAGAGACGAACTTGCAAAAAGAACTTTTGATGAATCCGGTGACTATTGTGTAACTCCATTTTCTTTAAAATTAAGAGAAAGTTTAAATGATAGAATTGGAAATAATGGAATTTATTTACCAACACAAAAAACTTCACAAGGCAATCAACCATCAGAAAATTTAGCAACTATTACTATAAGTCCAGGAAAGGCTTATGTTAGGGGATATGAAGTAACTACCATTAATTCTGTATTTGCAGATTACCAAAAACCAAGAGATACCCAAAAATTCAAAAATCAGTCTATTCCATTTTCTCTGGGAAAACAATTTTTAATTAATAATGTATATGGTTCAAAACCAATTGGCATTTCAACTTTATCTACTATAAAACTATATTCAGACAGAACTATCACTTTTGGTGTTTCTTCAGGAGAAGAAATTGGTTCTGCTAGAATTTATAATTTAAAATTAAAAAATGCTGAATATAAGGATGCTACATCTCAATTTGAATGTTCAATTTATGATGCTCAAACATATACAAAATTAACTTTAAATACGAGTTCTACAATTGATTCATCTTCGTTTATTCAAGGAAAAAGTAGTGGTGCCTCTGGTTATTTGGTTGAATCTGTTTCTAACTCAAATGTATTAAAATTATATCAAGTTTCCGGTTCATTTATTGAAGATGAACAAATTTTAGTAAATGACTCTGAAGTGAACCGATCAATTTCAGAAGTAAAAGATTATAGTTTATTTGATGTTCATAGAATTTTTTCTCCAGCATCGGGAATAGGTGGAACATTTAGTGCCGATTTAGTTCTAGATGTTCCATATTATATGTCAGAACCTGGAACTAACTATACAATTAGTTCCACTGGAACAGTGACTAGTTCAAAAGAATTTGTTGGAGTATCTGTTGGTGATATTGTTTCATATACTAAAAAGTTTGAAACAGTTCCAACTTTTAATAAAGTAATTTCAATAGGACAAAATTTAAAAACAATTGGAATTACTTCTACTACATCTGTTTCTGGAATATGCAGTGGATTACTTCCCCAATCAGACATTGAAACTTCTGATTTTAAAATTTTATCGTCTGATATAAAAAATATAAAAAATTCTTATCTTTATTCTGTTTTTCCTCATAATAATATTTCAAATATTGATCTTACAAATTCAAGCATAACAATAAAAAAATCATATTCAATTTCAGTTTCATCAAATTCATATTCGCAAACATTAGAAACTGACGAGAATTTAACTCTAGTCAAGTTTGATGAAGAAGATTATAGTTTGACATACAAAAATACTGGAGTTGTGGAAAGTTTAAACGATCAAAAATTAACAATTTCAGGAAGAACTATAACACTACAAAATCTTAGTATTTCTTCTGGTGATGCAGTTTTAACAGTTACCTATACAAAATCAAATGCAAAAGTAAGAAAAAAAATATATAATAGAAATAACTCAATTACAATAAATAGGTCTTCACTAGAAAGATCTGGAATTTCAACTGATGGTTTAACCTACAGTTCTGTTTATGGAACTAGAGTTCAAGACAAAGTAATATCATTAAATGTGTGCGATGTTGAATCTATTATAGGCATCTTTGAATCTTCAACTACAAACAATCCATCACTACCAAAAGTTTCATTAATTAATCAAAGTAGAAATTTATTAAATGCAATTAAAGGTGAAAGAATTGTGGGGGAAATTAGTAATTCTGTTGCTTCTTTTGTTGGACAACCTTCACTTAACGAAGTTGAATTTGTGTATTTAAATGACAGTAGATTTTTATCTTCGGAAAAAATATTATTTGAAGAATCTGGAATAACTGCAAATGTCAATCTTGTCTATGTTGGGGATAGAAATATTAAAGATTCTTTTGAATTTGATAATGGACAAAGACAAGAATACTATGATTTTTCTAGAATAGTTAGGAAGAAAGATGCAGAAAAACCAACTAGAAGAATTAAAGTAGTTTTTAATAATTACACAATAGATCCAACAGATACTGGTGATTTTGTTTCTGTAAGTTCTTATGATAATGATAGATATTCATATGATATTCCAAATATTGGTTTTATAAGAAATACTGATATTATTGACGTTAGACCAAGAGTTTCTCCATATTCTGGTAATAAGTCACCATTTGATTTTTCATCTAGAATATTTGAAACAGAAAATGGTTCATCTAGGGATGTTATATCAGAAAACAATAATATAGTTTTATCTTATGATGTTTATTTGCCAAGAATAGATAAAGTTTATTTAACAAAAGATGGTGTATTTTCAATTAAACAGGGAGTATCATCATTAGATCCTAAACCACCAGAAAGTTTAAATTCTGCTTTAGAGATAGCAACAATTTATTCTCCAGCATATTTGTATAATCCAAATGATTCTAAAATAATTACAAAGAATCACAAAAGATATACAATGAAAGATATTTCTGGACTAGAAGACAGAATATCAAATATAGAATATTACACATCTTTATCTTTACTTGAATTAGAAACTCAGAATCTTTTAATTAGAGATATATCAACTGGTCTTGATAGATTCAAATGTGGTTTTTTTGTAGACAACTTTAAATCACTTTTTGGTGGTGATGTTGAAAATAATTTATTTAAATGTAGTATAGACACACAAAATGGAATTCTTAGACCTCAGCACTATACTACATCATTAGATTTAATTTTATATAATAGTGATTTATTAAATTCTCCAAATATTGTTAAAAAAGGAGATTTACTATGCCTCAAATATGATGAAAGTGTTTATACAAAAAATGAATTTGCAACAAGAATAGAAAATGTAAATCCATTTAATACCGTAAATTGGATTGGAACAATTGAATTAAATCCTTCTTCAGATACTTGGGTAGATGAAATCAGAGATGCTAATGATAACGGGATCATTAAATCTGAAGGTAATTATGATGCATTATTAACTAGTGGACTATTAGAAACACGTTGGAATACGTGGGAAACTAATTGGCTTGGAGAAAATACTGTAGATGGCCCAATTTTAGGAAAAATTGAATTAAGTAAAAACGTATCTTCAACAAATTGGAAAAACGTTAGTAGTACAACAGGAAGAAGAAAACAAGTTAGAGATGTTACTACTACTACAGAAAATTTAAACTTCTTAGAAAAAACAACTATAAAAACTTTTAATCAAAAAAGAAGTGGAATACAGTATAATATATCAGAAAAATTTGATGAAATTTCTTTAGGTGAAAAAATAGTTTCTACTGATTTGATTTCAAAAATGAGATCAAGAAACATTGAAATCGTTGCTAAAGCATTAAAACCAAACACACAGATGTATGTATTTTTTGATAAAGTGGATATGACTTCATTCTTTGTTCCAAAATTATTACAAATTAAGAATGTAAGTGGAACTTTTATTGTTGGAGAAAAAATAACTGGTAAATTAGAAAATTCGGATAGAAGTATTGTTTTTAGACTTGCACAATTAAATCACAAATATGGGCCATATAATAATCCAACTGAAGTATATGCAGTAAATCCATATTCAATAACTGAAGGATTGGGAGCAAATTATTCTACAACATCTAGTATTTTAAATGTAGATACAGAAAGTTTGCAGATACAATCAAGTTCTGAATATTTTGGATCAGTTATTGAAGGAATGACATTAATTGGACAACAAAGTAAAGCAACAGCAGTTCTTACTAATCAAAAGATAATTACAGATTCATCTGGAACAGTTATTGGTTCTCTTTTTATACCATCTTCATCGGACAATTCAGCAAATCCTTCCTTTAATACTGGAACAAAAACTTTAACTTTAACTACCAGTCCAACTAATTTGCCAATTAATGGTTCTAGGGAAAGTTTAGCTGAAACCAATTTCACTTCATCGGGAATTATTAATACAGTAGTTGATCAAACAATACAAATAAGAAATGCCAAAATAGAACCAAAGGAAGTATTTGATGAACTCCCACCAACAACAATTACCGAAATCGAGTTAGTTGCTAAAAAATCTATAGACAGAGGTACAATCACACAATCAAGATGGGTAGATCCTCTTGCTCAATCATTTGAAGTAACAGAAAAACCTGGAATTTTTATAACAAAATGTGATGTATTTTTCAAGACTAAACCAATTAATTCGAATATTCCAGTTAGACTTCAAATTAGAACAATGCAAACTGGTCTTCCTACAGAAGAAATTTTACCATTTTCTGAGGTATTTCTAGAACCAAGTAAAGTCAATATTTCTGATGATGGAAAAACAGAAACAACGTTTGAGTTTGAGTCTCCAGTATATTTGTCTGGTTCAACTTCTTATTCTATAGTATTGCTATCAGCATCAAATGAATATAATGTTTGGATTTCTAGAATGGGTGAGGAAGATATTTCAACAATTAACAGACCAGACTCAGAAAAAATTATCGTTTCTCAACAACCAACACTTGGTTCACTATTCAAATCTCAAAATGGTGCCACTTGGGATCCAAGTCAATTGGAAGATTTAAAATTTGTTCTCTATAAAGCAAATTTCACAATTCAACCAGGATCAATACAATTACATAATCCAGATTTAGATATCGGAAATGATCAAATTGCTTCATTGCCATCCAATCCAATATCTGCAAAATCAAAAACTAATTTGATTAATTTATCAAATGGTCTCAATAATACACAGCAAGGTTATTTAAGTCCAGGAATAACAATAACTCAAAATAATAATAGTAATTTTACTGGATCTTTTGTTAAAAAATTAGGTGCCATAGGAATTTCTTCAACATTAAGCATTGCAAATCCAGGAACTGGATATACTTCCACATCAAAACTTTATACAAATATATTAACAAAATCAGTATCAGGCAATGGATTTGGTGCTAGAATTGACTTACAAATAGTTAATTCAGTCGCAGTTGCGGCAACTGTGACTCAAGGTGGTTCTGGATATTCTGAAGGAGATTTGTTGACTGTTGACTCAACAGAAACCGATGGTCTTGGCAAAAAACTAATTATAAGTATTCCAAATAATGCGGGAATTATATCTGCATATAATTCATTACTTGTTACCAATATACAGGGGTCACCTTTAATTGATCAAGTAAATCCAATTATAATAGGTTCAAACACAGCAAATTCGGTATTTATTGATAGTTTATCCGACGTTGTTACTACAATTTCTGATATTCCAACTTCATTTATAAAAGGATCTGATGGACTTCACATTAAAGTAAATCATCCAAATCACGGAATGTATGCAGCAAACAATATTGTAACAATTAGTGGAGTTGAATCTGACATTCCACCAACGACTTTATCGGCAGATTACTCACAAACAGCAACTACTAATATTTCAGTAGGAAATACATCTTTGTTGGGAACTTTTGAAAATGTTGCTGTTTCTGAAAACAATCCTGGATATATTTTAATTGGTTCGGAAATAATTAAATATACAAATGTTTCTGGAAACTTTTTAACAGGCATTACCAGAGAAATTGATGATACGTTATCTTCATCATACAATTCTGGACTACTTGTATTTAAATACGAGTTTAATGGAGTATCTTTAAGAAGAATAAACAAGTCGCATAAATTTACTGATATTGATTTGCAAAAATATCCAATTGAAATTGATTCGTATTATATAAAAATAGATCAAACTTCCGGTGGAGTTGACAGATCTTCTGGAAATGCAAATTCATATCCAGAATTATATTTAAAGGAAAATAAATCTGGTGGAAATTATATTAATGTTTCACAGCAAAAGAAATCTCTATATGGCATTAAAGCAACACAAAATATACCATTCAATTTAATTAGACCTAATATTCAAGCATTGACACCACAATCTACAACTATTGATGCAAATGTTAGAACATTTAGTGGAACTAGTGTGAATGGAAATGAAATTTCATTTGTTGATCAAGGATTTGAAAAAATATCTTTGAATTCAAATAATTATTTTGATTCTACTAGAATTATTACATCCATTCCAAACCAAAATGACAGATTAGATAATTATCCACAAAAGAGATCCTTAACTTTAGAATTATTACTTAAAACAAATAATTCAAATGTTTCTCCAATAATTGATTTAGATAGAGTTAACATTGTTACTACTTTTAATCGTATAAATGATCCAATAGAAGACTTTATAAAAGATAGAAGAGTTAATGAGAATGATTCTGATCCAAATGCTGCGATTTATATTTCAAAACCAGTATTTTTAGATAAGACAGCAGACTCATTGAAAGTATTATTTGATGCATATAGAGATGCTTCAAATGATATAAGAGTTTTATATAAACTTTTTAGAATGGATTCAAACATTAATGATCAAATTTATGAATTATTCCCAGGATATGAAAACCTTGATGTTAATGG